CTAAAAGATTTAAGAAAAGCATGAAGTTGTCTTGTAATCTTGCCCCACGTCGGCTTGAGATCTTCAGGGCACGCCTCGGCGAGCGACTTGCCTCCGCTATAGATGCGAGCATACTCTACTTGGCGCCCATTGAGTGCCTGAGAATAACTCCATGTCTTGTCGGCGTCTAATGGGATATCTTTATAGTGAAGTTCGTTGTCGGCATAGTAACCCAAGCACTCACCTTTGCTGTCGAGAGTTTGAAAATACAAAAAGCCTCCTAGTAATCTTTTACTGTTCCTATTGTAACAGGGCCCGGCGCTACTGTCAAGGCTTTTTCGCCTAAATGCACATTGTATAAATAAGGTTTAATTGCATTATTGATATAACGCATAGCTGTTTCGATATTATAATTCTTGTATATCTCATTGATCGTCCTAATCTTTTGATCGTAATTAGTGCAGTTTACATTGGCTTCCAAAGTTCGAATTTTAAAATAAGTATGAAGCCAGAACAGATCTCCAAGATCGTTTATCCCCGTGATCGAAATAGGTGATCGTATCACTCTCTTGTCTGCTGTCCCGGTGGGGCACCCAACTGTACTGTCCGTTGTTATGATTTCTCCAGGGTGTTTTTCTGCAAACTCATTATACATTCTTCTTAGTGTTGCTTTTAGCCCGAGCCGAGGATCATTCAAATCGAGTTTATATGTTTTTTGATAGTACGTATCAAAAAAGTTAATGGGAGGATCGAGATAGCCGCCGATCACTTCACACTCTGGCGCAGGCCCGTAACTTTTTTCCATTCTTGCTAGCATGGGGGGAGAAAGTGGGTCGGCTGTTAATTTCCAAGGACCATTTCTGTCCACATAAAATCCGTACTTTCTAGCCGCCTTCACAAAATATTCAAAGCTGGGGTCCTCAAAGTATTTCTTTTGTTTTGGGTTGTCCTCTGAGTAGTCCGGGCTTTTTTTCAATTCGATAGAAAGGGCTGAAATCATAGGAGAAGAATAGCTTGAAACCACATAGCCAGTTAAAGTAAGCGGCATGTCATTAATTTTAGTGCCCATATAGTTCAATAGTTCATTGACATAAGATTTAAAATCCAACACCTCCATGGATGTTTTCTTATCTGAATTTATCCATCCTATAAGTCTTGAGCTCCATGGTTTATTAAATTCTCGAAAAGAAGTTTGATAATTTTCAAATCCCGCATTCGCTTCTAGATTATAATATATACTCTGTTCGGCATACGGATCTGCTTGATAGTAGTGCTTGAGGTGCTTTTTCAAATCTTCAAATGCGTCCGCTACAAAATTAAAAACGAATACATTTCCCGCATCGCTCCTCACTTGTTTTAAAAGACTTGTTAGATTGGGATGTAGCCCGGGCACAGTTCCGCTTGCCCTTCTAAGAGCCCACAGCGCCTCAAGTCGGGCCGGACTAAGGTTTTCTAACAACTTTTGATCCTGTGACAAAAAAACATCACCCCAGGACTCCGGACCAGAACCCTTAATAACTATCCCATTTTGAATAGGATCTACTCTACCAAAATAATACGCTTTATACCACGAACGGAGTGGCCGCGGCAAATCTAAAAAAAGCGGAAGGTCCTTGTATTTCTTGCGCTCATAAAAAGCCTCCTTTACTGATAATTTATTACTACCACGGAGTTCCGTAAGTTCATCTTCCGGATATGGAATGCTTTCTGTAGATTCTGTTACTGGCATTTTTATTTATTCCTAACCTTCCGTCTCGCCAGAAATAACGTCTTTAGTCTCTGTGTAAGGCAGCGCTTGATGTAACGCCGTAACTTTTGTTTCATACCCTTTTTGAGAAATAGTATTTGTTACCGACGTCACTAAATGATAGCCGCCTATCCCCAAGAAGCGCGCAAATGACTTTGCACTTTTCGGACTTCCAAAACCGAGCGGCGAAGGTATAACATATATATACTGGCCAGGTTTTATAAGAGGATTTCCATATAATGTAAGATTAACATTATATAACTCTCTGAGTTGTTCGGCTCCAGCGGCTCTATCGCGACTGACTCTAGCCTCACGCATATTAGGAGCGTCTACACGGGTAAAGGTCGCCGACTTTAAAATGCCAGTACTCGCACCTACTATAAAATGGTACACCCCCCTTTGCTGGTCTTCTGTCGGGTTGCCCTGCTCAAAAGCGAGCATCGATGGAGTTGTCATAACAAGGGTTTTAAAAACCCTGTGCACATCGAAACCTTTCGAGTTGCCATAGTCGTCTTCGCCGGCTCTCTTTTTATTAGCGGTTAATTTGCGAGGCAGCGCTGGATGAGTAGGAGCAGGGTGTATTGTAAGGTCGCTAATAAAGTGACATTGAGGAGTTGGTGTGTTTGATGGCGGCGGATATAGTACTTTTGCAAACTCACTATCGTAATCAGCCAAAAAATCTAGTTGAGATATGTGATAGTTTGTGGGAGGGACGCCATAAAAACACGCACTCGATAAAGCCGGAGCAACCAACTCAGTTATCACATCGTTGATCATGTGATTAAAGAGATATTTTCCCCTCTTTGGCTTCACAACTTTATTTATGTACCACTCTACAAAATATTCATATGAAATTGGAATGGAAGCTAGATTAATCGTTCTATAAAGTTTATCTTTATCTTTTCTGGAAAATGAAAGTTCTTTAAACTTAAGCTTTCGATAAAATGTATCGGAACGGGTGCCATCGCCCCACTTAGTCGCTGTATCATAAAACTTTTTCACATCAATAAATTCTATGTCAGTAGTGATAAATCCTGCGCGCCCCATCTTTATTTCTTCTTTAAAGCCTGTGGGTTGACTAGGATCTGAGAAGTTTTCACATACATCTATGATAGTATCTATAAGATCGCCCAAAAGAAAAAAAGTTATAGGGACTCCGGTATAGGTTTTCGCGTCGGCCGTTCGGCGATCTCTGCCACGGTCGGTGGGTCGGATTGGCCGGCTGGCGGACAGCTTTGGTTCGCCCGCAACAAGGCTCTTTTCAAGAAAGCCTTTATCATCCTCATCGAGACTTTCTTTGATTCTGCCCTCTATGACGCGCTGATCATACTTAAGACTAGTAACCATGTCTCGATGAGATATGACTTCGGTGACCTCATTAAAATAACTCGCGTTTTTGAATTTATCAAACATGCCCCTATCGTGTGTTAACAATTCAGCGAACTCGCGAGCACCCTCTGCTCCGGCGGCCATGGCAGTCGACGCGCGGCCGGCGGTTCTGGATTTTTCGCGGGCGGCCTGCATTACTTTTTTATACTCGGACATGTTAGACCCTCTCTGAAATTTGTCGTCGCGGGCGTAGAACATCCGCAGCTGTATTGGTCTCGCAAAAACATCTAAAAGTTTGCATGGCGCGTCATCGAAACCGCCAACAAGTCTTTTTAATAATTTATTATAGCGGCCCTGGTATGCGTGCAAAGCTGTATTTTCTTTTCTCTCGGCGCGCTGGCGGGCCGCGGCATTGGGGTCTAGTTTTTTTGCTTGTTCTTTGGCCTCCTCGCGGATCGCGGCTGGCGTGGCGTCAGGCAACGAGTGGGCGAGGAGGGCCGCGCCGGCCGCCAGGCCAGACTGAGGTCCCACCTCAGCAATAGTCTCTTGGGCCTCCGCTAAAGCTTTAGCAATTTTTGAATCTTCAGTAATATCGTACAGATCAAACCGTCTGTCCAGATTGGAATAACGCGCTCTGTAATTAATAACCAGGTCCGCCGATCCATCTTGTTTAAAATTAAACTGATGCTTGGTTAATTGCAAATAAAGGGGTATTTGCGATCTTCTAATGGCTTCTATTTCTTCTGAACTTAAATATTCTGATATGTTAGGCGGGACTTGCCACCCCACCTCAATTTTAATTTCAAAAAATTTACCATTATAAAGTAAATAACTTGGCGTGTCTGGATCTTTGCCCGCGGACGACACGGCGCCTTCGCCTACGGCGGATTTTCTCGGAGCATATATAATCAAATCTAAAAAACTCGCAGCTCCGCTGCGGCCCGCTTCGGTTTGGCGGTCGCGACATTGATCGGTAAATAAGTCCGATACATCGTTAAAATGAACCACTAGTTTTGCTTCAATGTTTTTATCTACATCTGCCGGGTTGACTCCCTTAAGACTCCACTCGAAGCTTTTAATACCAGTGCCAGACAGTCGGCCTTGGCGTTGTGTAAACATTTTTTCCAAAGAGGCTCCCCTAACAAAATCATCAAAAATTACTTCTATATCTTTTGCCTCATCAAGTTTGGGGCGTCGTTCATATTCGCCCTCTTTGGTCTCGAACTCTTCAGATTCATATTCTACTTTGTATATACGCAGCCGCGGCACGAGCATAGCCATTTTATCTGTTGTAAGATCCAATAAGCCAGCAGATAAACATTTTCCGCTCCGGAAAGGACCTTCTCCTTTTTCTGTTCTCATCTGCGTTAGTTTAGAATACATTTCCGAAGGGGGCAATGATTTGTCGCTGAGGAGTGGGGCTATATATGTGTAGCCAGCGCGCGTGCGCGCTGCCTGTGCCCGCCTCAAGTCATCTCTGGCTTTTGCGTCGTGGGCAGCTGCGTCCGCGAGGGCTGCCATCACGGGATCGACCTGGGTGATGTCGATCGCGTCGAGCCCTTGCCGCCTCCTTCTTTCTACATTAATATTTCGCTTTGTCTCGGCTAGCGGAGCAATCTCAAACATGTGTTGAATTAAAAAGCATTGTGCGTTAAATGTCGCGGCACCACCCAGCGTATCACCAGTCAGTGTTTGTCCACTGTTTCGCAGCTGCTTTATAATGTCTTCTTTGTGCTTGGTCACTATTCTAATTCCTATAATATTCTAACATAGTTTCAATAGGCATTGGAATATATATTATATCTCCTTGTTTAAAGTGGGCTTCGGTTGGCTTGTAATTAAACCTGGCGATAACCCACCACAACTTTGGATCTCCGTAGTGTTCAGCTGCGAGCTTATAGAGACGATCGCCTACTGTCCATATTTTTTGTATTTGTGAAATGCGTCGGCGATTCTGCTGAGTAACCTTATTAAAGACAGGAGTAGTAAACTGTACTACACTCGAAACTCCACGCTCTTCTAATATATTAAAATATATTTCATTGCCGTTTCTAAAAGGACGCCTGTTTTCATATCTTGAAGCCATGTCTTATGTTCCTACTCGCATGTCTCGTCACCGGTGATCGTTGCCGCGGCGTCATTGCATTTTTTCAGATCGGCCTCGGACATTGTATGCGGGTCGCAGCCAACCCCTAGCGGGCTACTGATATCAGCCAGCGTAGTACCGTAGCCATACGGGTAACCAGTACCTTGTGCGAAAGATATAGTAGCGCCGCCGTCGTCATTTTCTCCCCATGTCCAACCCACTTTTCCATCTTGATGAAGTACTGTTATGCCAAATTTTATTTCAACATGTGTAGGGACTAGCGCCAAGTTTCCATCTGCATCAAGCATTCGCGTAACATTAAGTTCTCCTCCTCGCATGCCTGTAACGAAAGTAAGATATTGGAATGAATCAACAATGCCCAGCAGCCCGTCTGTTAACGGCTTCGAATAAAACCCCGTCTTTTCATCCCCTTTTTCCGGGGCTGGCGCGCGCGTGTTCTTCATAAGATTCAAGTTGCCGCCTTGAGCACTACCAACTTTAAATCGCAAAAGAGGAGGCGCCACCATCGTACCGGTACCAAGCTTGTTATAGTTGGCATCCTGATAAACCGGATACATAAATTTAGCCAAATCACCAATCGCTGCCTGGAGCTTCCCGAGTTGCTTTCCCTCGCCTACAATGTTTACAGTCCACGCAAATTCAATTGTTCTGGTGGTGCCTTGATAAGTAGCAATTGGATCCATCCGGCCGTAAACATTCTCTTTATTAAACCTAGGGGCAAAATTATCTGAAAAAGTAGCTAGGGCGCCGGGTAGTATCAGATTCTTCTTCAGTGCCACGTATTCGATCGCTAAAACATCCGGGTTGAGTACAGAAGTTTTGAGCTCTGTTTTCTCGGCGCCCGGATCATCCCGAAATTTTTGTACTATCATTTGCTGAAGCTTTTCTATCTCATCTCGTACGACGGACAGCTTCTTGCTCTTGAGGGCCTCTAGGTCCTTCCAGCTAAATTTTTTGTTCTCAGACCAGTGGCCCGGGACACTAAAGTTGCCCGGATCTCCGTAGTGTTCTTCCCACAGGGTGCTTAAATCAAATGCACTACTTTCGTTGACTCCAGCCATTTTTCTATTCCATTATTCCTAAGTAAGCCCCAAGGCTTCATTAACTTTGCCAACGGCAAATTCTCCAACAACATCTCCATTAAGCTCTATGGTGATTGGCTGTTGGGAAGCTCCTTTGCCTTGGCCTACATTATCTAGTCTCATAGACAAGTTTGTGATCGCTTCTTTCACCTCTCCCATCATGGTTAACCATTCTGCACCGCCTAACAAAGTTTCTGTTTCGTTGTTTGTTTTAATATTCCCTCCGCCGCGAGTATCAACAAGCTCGCGACCTTCTTCGCCGGCAACAAATAGACCTTCCTCATCCGTTCCGAATTTAGCATGTCTTGCTTGCTGAGCAAGACGCATGGCGCTTACAGTAAACACTCCTAAACCAGCCGCGGCTATATAAGGATTCATGCCACCCTGTGCGCTCCTTAAAGCCATGATAGCAACGCTAAGTCCCAAGGCGGCTCCAATAGCGGCCCTCATTTTGGTTGCCGATTTGCCTAGGGCCATGTTTGCCAGGGCAGCACCGGCAGCGAAGGCGCCGACGCGGCCGGCTAGCATACCAAATGACTGACTTAGGGTGCGCGCCTTGGGCACAGCGCCCCCGGCAGCAGCACTGAGGCCGGCAAGGTTGCTTGTGCCGGCGCGCAAGGGACCCGCGCCATCCCGAAGTACCCAGTTGCCGCGTTGATGTGCTGCATTATAACGAGCCCGGGCAGCAGTTGCGCGGTCGGTAGCAATCGATTCTCGACCTAGTGCGACGGCATTCTGATTAATTATTACATTGGCTGCCTGAAGTACAGTATTTGACATCGCTGTGGCGCGCCGCCAGGCGATGAATTTCACCGTAAGGGGCGCCAAAACAAACAAAATACTTCCAACCCATTTTCCGATAGGGTGCGATGTTAGATATGCTAAACCGTCTGCTAGTCTTGAAATGCCATCTACCAAAGGCGTCAGCGCTATAGCCAGTCCCATCGCAGCATTCTTAAGCTTATCCATAGCCGCCTGAGACATTTTTGCGCGGTCTTCCAAAGCTTGTTGATTGGCAACAGCCTCCCTAAATACGCGTTGTGAGCCACCAAAAAATTGAGCGGCCTGCGCCATGTCTCTGATTCCGGCAGCATTCGCAATCAGCAGCCTTTCATGGCGACTAAGCTCACTCCACACCATACCTGATGTGGCTAAAGAGTCACGCATTACTTGAACACGTTCGTGTTCTTTCATGTAAACCATTTCTATCGCGTTAAGATACGGGCCGCCCAATATGGCGTTTAAACGTCCAACGGCAGCGCCGGCCTGATCAAACTGATCGAATTGTTTTGTTATACCGATAAGCTGATTAACACTTAAGCCCGTATTCTTTGCTTGCATAGCGAGGCCAGAGAAAACCTCGTTCATATTACCACCATACTTGGCCAACTCGCTCGAAGCGGCCTGCCAATCTCTGAAAATCGCACCGGGAGGTACTTTTAAGGCGCTAGCTAAACCAAAAAGTTTATTCGTCAGAGCAACAGTATCAGATGTCGACATCTTTAAACCTTTATCCATAAAATTAAGCATCTGCGCGGTCGTTTGAGAATCAACTCCAACTTCTTTCAGAAGTGCTGATTGGCGCCTCAAGGCATCTTGTTGAGCAGGGAGAAGATGAGAAAACGAGGCCATACCTGAATAGAGCGATTGGGTGGCTTCGCCGGCATCCTGCACGCTTACGCCAAACTGGAGCATAGATCGGTGTGCCTGGTATGTTCTTTGTGCCAAGTCATTAGCGCCGGTGTCGCCGCTGATCTGACGAATACTGGCCGCCATTCTATCATATTCTAGGGCAGATTTCATTGATACTTCGGCTACCTTCATCCATGTCGACATGATTGTATTAGACGCATTAATCGTGCTTTGAAGGCCGGCCGTAATATCGTCTAAGCTGCCCCCAAAGGCCATGGAGCCTACTAGAGACTTCTTCCATGCATCGCTAACTCCAAGAGTAGTCCGTACGGCTCTTTGTGTTGCTGAAATTGTATTCTCAGAAGTTGACAGCAGCTGCTTAGCAACGCTTAGAGCTTCAAACTTTGCTTGAACCTCTTGCTGTGTAAGGTTACCAATTTTACCTTGCAATTCAAGGATGCGCTGTTTTGTCTGCTCATCGTTACGGCCGCTTAATACAAGTCGTTCATGCTCCTCGCGCTGCGCCTGAAGTTTTTCAAGCTCCTGTTGTGCCGCGGCGATTGCATTTCTTTTCAGGTCTAAATTCTTTTGAATTATAATCTTAGCCGAATCAGCAATGCCTTTGGCATTCCTCAACATGGCAACCTCTTGTTCTAGAGCAGCTCTACGACGCGCGTAGAGATTCACATGTTCTGCTAAAACCTCGGTAAGGGCTTGATTTGCGGCTAAAGTAGCCTCTGGGTTATCTCCTACGCCCATACTATCTTATCCTACTTGAAGGGCCACTTTATGCCAGTTTCTCTTTCGAAGTTGGCAACGGCGCTGTTAAGTTCGTGGCGGCTATTAAAGCTGCGAGGGTCGTTGAGGCCATGCTTAAGGAATGTTTCCATATAGTTTTTCTCTCGTGATAGAGTGTCCCCAAAAGCCGCTATTTGTGAAGGGGTACCACGGACAATTGCATTAACCGGCGCAGTTACATCGGTGTGTCCGAACATTTGGGTTAATAGTGTTTCTATTGCGCCACCAAGCATCGTAAGAAAGCTTTCATTTAGCTTTCCTTCCTTGACAGCATTTAAATTAACAACAGTGGGAACTAATTCTTCATTGTTCACGACGTAAAAACCTCACACGTACAAAATAATTAGTCTCAAAAACAATTAAACCTTCGGTACTTTTACACCAGGACCTAATTCGGTTCTACCAACGCTTGTAGAGCTACTTGGCGCCTCCGCGGCTTCTTGTTCTTCTTTTTTCTGCCTTATTAATCTCGCAAGAAACCATTCTCGTAATTTAATAGGCAAATTATATGCCTCTGTAAAACTCCAGCCTCCGTAATATTTCAACGAAAAGAACTGTTCATAGACATTTTCTATGTATTCATCATTGAGGCCAAAAAAAGTCGGCTGTAAAGGGAAAGTTAATTTCGTCCTCGTGACCACACTGGTCACAGACGAACTCCTTCCGCAGTACTTTGTTGGGCATTACTTTTTGATATGTTTCTCTTAAAAACTTTGTATCAGTTAAAGTCATTGTTTCAGCAAACTTATCTAGCAACTCTGGCTCTGTATAATCATTAACCGATACTATCATCAACTTCAATTGATCGGTAACAGAATGTTCTGGCTGCTTTTTCTTCTTGCGCCTCTCAGATGTTCTGAGTAAAAAGTTTTCTTCTTTGCCGGTTAGCAACCTGAACTCTACTGTAACCGGATTTTTTGGCAGTGCGACTTCAAAATTGTTTCTTTCATTAATTCGCACTCCCAATTTTTCTAATTCCTCATCTACGAGGGAATAATTGGTCGTAGCCTCATCTAAATCAAAATTATATGTATCGGCCTCGCTGCAGTTGGGGCACGTTATTTTTGTGTTATATTCTGAACCATAACCTGATTTTCGGGCGGCGATTAGAATAGAGTTTCTATCGCCACTTAACAAGGCTTCGGGCTTGATGCGCTTATTTACTATAAGACTGGCCATGAGGCGCTCCAAGGCGATTCCTTTTTCTAATAAACTTTGCGAAGTAAGTATATCTTCCTCTTTCGCGGTCATATATTTAATCTCTATTGTTTCCTGATCGCACAAAGGATGGTCGAGGGGGTAAAGCTCTCCCCTACTTGGAAGCTCTACAAACTCTGTGGGTACTACAAACGAAAAAGGATCGCTTTGTGGATCGTTTTCTTGTAGTGCTTGTGCGGGGGGATCTAGATCCGGCTGCTGGGCCGAAAATCGATCTTCATTATTACGGACTGACAAAAGTCACCTCTCTTTCAAATATAATTATATCACCAAATAAGTTTTTTTTAAATTAAATTAACGGACCTCGGGGTCCGAGATGTTCCGGAGGTTCGGTGGTGGTGCAGGTCGAGGGAACGGTGCTTCTTCGCGCTGTCGTGTCCGCGATCGCTCGCGGAAGGCCTGTTCTTGCAGGCGACCGGTTTCTCCCCTAAATTCACGGCCGCGGCTGGCTCGGCGCGAGGCGCGTTCGCGCTGACGAATCTGTCGGTTTGTTAGTTGTGTCTGGGACGCTGGTGGTCCGGGATAAAAATCGTGGAGAGCAAACTCATAATCAAAATTATCATATACTATTTCAATTGTTACTTTTGAAAGATCGTCGGCACCATATGAGTAGGTTCCAAAATCTATCTTAGATATGTGTGGGTTATAAAGAATCCATTTTCGGGCTTTCGCGCTCTTACCCCTAAGTCTCTTCCGGCCGAAGTTGCCTGCTGGGAAACTTCCGTCCCTAGGAGGAGGGCCATGATTTGGCGGCATGCCGGCTAACGCTTCATAGATATGAAATTCGTCGTGGGCGCCATTAGAAAATTTAATTAACTTACCTGGATACGTAATCCCGGCCTTCTTATCCACTTGAACTGCATTAATATTTCCATATGCATACAGATAAGCTGTTAAGGTAGAGGCTATATCATGACTATAGGTGTCCAAAATCTCTATTTTAACGGGAGAAAACTCGTACACGGTCGCCTGATCTTCGCGAACTATGGGATGAGACGTGGCGCCTCCGGGGGTTACCTTATTAACCTCAGTTGAGATGTTTGGTTTGGTGCACGATATAGCAAAAAAATCAAAAATATTATTTTCACCATATTCTCCTGCGAGGAGATTGGCCGACGAATTCTTAATGAGATCTTTAATACTTTTTTCCTGAGTAGCGGCCGAGGCGCCTTTGGTAAGCCTCTTTGGAGGAACATATATCGGCAAAGGCACAACAAAGCGATGTGAGCGCTTTGGCTCTATTTTGGGATCACTCCAAAACATTTTTTAGTTCTTATCCGGCGGCGGAGCCCGGGCGATTGTTGTAGCTAGCCCAATCGTAGCGGAAAGTGATGTTAAGAGTCTGAAGTTCTTCAGAGCCGTAGTCTAGATCTCCAAAAGAAACAGACTTAATCCAAGCATTGTTAAGCTTATACTCGCCTATAGTGGCGCCTTCGCCATCAAGCTCTTTAATCAAGACCGATCCCAGCGCTTCGGTGGCAGCTCCCTTGCTGATTGTTCCGGCATCAATTACAGAATTTCCGGTAGAAACAAAATCCGGCTGAACATAACCAGCAGTTGCTAGAAGCAAATGCACAAGATCATCAAAATCCGGCGTCATTGAGTTAACCAATGTTGCGCTTACATCACTCCACGAAATTGCCGATGGATAATAATAGGACTGTCCTAAAAACTTATGTTCGCTTTGGCCAATATCAAAAGATGGCTTGCTCACGTTGCGTGCATACACCTGAGAAGATGTGCCCCCTAGATCGAATTCAAACAAAAACCGATGTGAGCGTTTCGGTTCTATATTAGCGTCACTCCAAAAAGCCATTTTCTATTGTCTCCCGTATATCTTAATTAGTGAGGTGTTGTAAATCCACCCTTTTTTATTAGTCATCGAATGATGCTCCGGAGCGCATTACCACAAAGTCCAAAGCGATGAATTCAATCGCGCGAGTGGGCTTGAGCAACACCTTGGCATACATAACATTTCTATCAACCAAATCTGGCGTCGTAGTGGTCTCGTCTAATATTACTCGATACTCTGCTAGTCCATATCTACTCTTAACAGATCTCAGGAGCGGCTCAACTTGAGCCAAGAAGCGATCCCACGTTACTTGAATATTCGGATCAAACAGAATTCCAGTTGAAATTCTAGAAATTCGCTTCTTGAGGAAAATCAGCAACCGTCTAACGTTAACTCGATCCAGGGCCGAAGGAGTAGCTTGAAGTGTCTTTTGTCCAAAGACCACAATTCCTTCTGCCGGGAAACTAGCAATGGGGTTAATGTTAACCTCATAAAGTTTATCTCTCTGCGCGCTCGTAAGCTTGTCTACGACGTTAGTAACCGGTACACCTGCGGCGCCCTGACTTAGGCCGCCTCTGTTAAATCCTGCCGGCGCAAACCATAGTTCTGAAACTGCTTCTGAACTCGCGTAGGTGCCTAGGGCCGCTACAGAGGGCGGCACCCAAAGGCGCTTCCCGGTTAGCGTATCAAGTATTTGAACCCAAGGATAGTAGCAAGCTCCGTAGCTGTTATTAAGTCTACGACTCTTTATCGCATTGACTGAAGCAGAGACCGGATTTGATCCCGCGCGGGTAGAAAATGCGCTGTTGTTCTCTGCTGCCGACTTAAAGCCGCCTTCTAGATCGATAACCCCTAATGTATCAGCTCTGCTCTCGCATGCGTTTATTAGATGGTCGGTAATGCCTCGTACAGTTATGCCAGGAATTGTCATAAGATTGACATCTACCTGGTCTGGGTCTGAAACTACGTCAATACCCTTCCTTGCGGACGCAAACATGGCAAAATCATTTTCAGAAGTAACCGTCTGCGGTACCTCGCCGCCTAGGGCGCGCGTGTTGTTAAAAGGATCGGCTTCGCCAATATCAAAGCCATCAAAGCCGCCGTATAACGGGACCACAAATCGGTTATAATCCAGATCCAAGACAGCCTCATAAGAGCTGCTCTTGGCGGTGATAGAGGTGCCCTTCTTCCGGGCTCCGCGGTGGCTGCCGGCCCAGGCCTCTGAATAACCGAAACCAGAGCCGCTATGATAAGCAGCATCTTGATTTCCGTTCAACACCAAATTATCCAAAGAGAATCCCGGACCACGTTCTTGTGGCTCGGCACTAGCCGGATTAAGGCGCTGTAAAGTACCGGGGCGTACACGGACTAAATCTCTAATTGTGTGGTCTGGCACTAGCGAAGTGGCAGAAAGTGTAGAGTGGAATCCGAAATAGGCATCCGTTCCGAGAGAAAGGCCACCATCCGAGGAAGATACTCGTAACGGAAGCATGGGGAAGTTAATCGAAGCGGTAATGGCATCATTCCTCTGGGCCGCCGTCGGAGTGGCCGCGGCGGTGAGCCCGCTGTCGACGACATTTTGGCGGTAGAACCCGGACTGTCCCGAGCTAGCGCTCATAATTGGCGCGGGAGTGCCCGGAGTGCCCGTACGTCCACAGAAAGCCACCGATGAGGATGCTAACGGAACCCCGGTATCGCCGTCGCCGAGCAGGGAGCCGGAGGCGGCTAGCCGTAAGAAGCGATAAGATCCAGATACTACATTGAAACCCTTCCATTTCGGAATCCCCTTGAATCCAAAGGGAAGCCAGTCTTTCCCGGCGCGACCTTGCGCAACGTCTTGGTTCATATTCATGCGAATAAATCGAGACTGGTTTTGATATTCTCCAAAATATCGGAACTTCTTGTTAGTAGAATCCCAACTAGAATACGAATCACCAATTCGTCTAGCAATATAATTTGGCGAATTAGGATTTAAGTTGAGATTGTTATACTCCTCTAGGACCGCTGGATTATTATCCGTATCATCCATAGCGCGGACCTGAAGCGAGAACGTTCCATAAGGCGCAAAAGAAGGATTGGGAGATTGCTTAATATCTTTGAAAGCAATCTTAACGTTGTTTTGTGCCCACTCGGCCTCGTCCCGCGCAACTACGCTGAAAAGTTCGCGAGTACTGGAGTTAATATTGAAATTAGTGGCGGGACCGGGATCCTGCGCAATAACCGGAGGGGTCTCTGGTATCTTATAGGTTTTTTCGAAGTCGGCCAGACTAAGGCGAGAGCCGCCTGACGTGCCACTAAGCGCTAAAATTACACCCCACTTGGCAGTTGTAGCGGCAAACTTGTCATTAATAGCTCGATCAAAGCTTTCCCCCAAGAAATAATATTCTCTGTTGGTTGCAGTCGTGATAGCAGAATTAACAAGCTGAGGATTTGTATTGAACACTTTTCGAATATAGCGTGGACTATTCACATCAAAGTTAAACGTCGATTCCACTGCAGAGTTCGGCCATGATGCGGCTGTCGTAATCTTTATTTTAAGTTCTTTGGCGCTGCTAACTGTGGTTGCGTTTAGTATGGCCGCGTTGGACTCCACAGCTGCTCCTGCGGCGGCTTTGGTCGGTTGAGAACCAACTAGAACTATGTTGGCAGAACTGCTCAAATAAAAGACGGCCGCTAAGAGGCCCTCAACGTGAGGATTGTCGCCCGAACCACTCTGAAGCATGAAAAGCCCGTAAGCTCCACCAGAGCCTGCGCCGGCGCCATTGCTGCCGGCCACCGAACCAGAAGCTGATTCGGGATATTTCCAGCCTGCCCGAGCAGACGCTGCGGAAGTTGCGGTGGCACTTTGGTCGCCCAGTAGGCGAACTATCGTGACCGGCCCACTATTCGCTAAATAAGCCTGAGCGGCATATGCAGCATACGTTGGGGCAGCATGGTTTCCATCTCTCCATACATCTCCGGAGAGGCCGCCGGGAATTGGATCTCCATATATGTTAACAAATTCATCAAATGAATTAACAATTGTCGGCACAAACGCCGGGCCGCGGGCTGTACGACCAATAATAGCAGGGCTTGGTTGCGAAATGCTAACTTGGGGTACTTGCGACTGGTCTATTTCATTAATGAAAACACCGGGCGAAACAAATCTAAATCTATCTACGGACATTACTTGGCATCTCCTTCATCAAAAAACTACTAGTTTTTTTTACAAGTTTTCTTAAGTAAATAGTAAAGTGATGCTGCAAAGGACAACTAATATTACTATTCTCTATAAAACCCACGCTTATCTAAATATTCATCGATATCGCCCATTATCACGTGCTCGCGAGGAATTTTAACTTCAACCGCGTTTTCTCTAATTACAATCTTTGGCCTATCATCATTTGGACCATCCCCGATTAGGTAACCAAGTACTTCTAAACTTATGGTTGTTTCGTAGTTACGCTGTGTCATATCAAGGCTGTTGGTGTTGGCGTTGTTGGTAAAGCTACCATTAATAAATGCTTCAAATTTGTGGCCATCTCTTTCTAGGCGCCGCGGCATACTATTTAAGCCGCCTTGTCGGAGCAAAGGGGTGGCTAAATCGTTCATTTGTTGTTGATATTCGGTTCTAATGCTTATTTCATAAAGTGCCGATACCCAAACTGGTAACGGAATTGTCACTGTCTCATAAACAACTTTTTCATCAACAATTCCTGGATATGTGCCCTGTCCAGATCCTTGACCCGACACTCGACCATTAGCATATTTTCTTCTAGCTATATTGTTTTGAAATTCGGCTGTCTTTTTCTGATTAATTCGTCGAGCAATCGTCATAGTGCCGCCTTTAGAATCATTGACGGGAGGTATATTGGCATAAGGAATTATACGTTTTGATATATCTTTACTAACCGATCTTCTCTCCAAAGTTATAAGAGGCAAAATTAATGTATCCTCCGAGTCTCGCAATTCTTTATTTGCTTTTATTTGAAAAGCTCGTTCGGTGGAGGCCCAAATAATGGGCACCTTTTTAAAGCCTTTATTGGTGGCTACCGATAAATCGAGCGTTTCATTCATATAATCGTAAACCGCATAATCTATCGTTTCTAGAGTAGAAGGCATTACTTCTATTTCCTGTAAAATAGAGGGGTCCTTTACTCCGGTCCAGTCGTTTTTCTCCGGGTTTTCAATTTGATCTTGAGTTTTTATGGAGCGACTACGTGGCATCGAAAGTACCTCTGCGTGCACGCTTACATTCAGCACTTACTTGGAATTTGTGGTCAACCTGGCCAAAGTAATATTTCGTATCATTGAAGGTTCGAACTATTTCATACAATTTATCGCCGTATTGTACAAAATCGCCCGGGCGAACATATAAATTCTGATCTGCGGTCAATCTTTTACGGTGAAAATGGACTGTTAAACTACTCTGGTATTCATAACTATATTTATCATTAGTTTGTTCGTTTTCTACCTCAACATATGCATACACACGCACCGGAGGCAGAAAAGTTTTATTCATGCTCTCTCCATAAAGCGGGTGAAAATTAGTATTATCGATATCAATAGGATAATAAACTACAGTCTGGCCTATAACTCTTTCGGCTAGCTCATCATTAACCTGCTTTACTAAATCACGCTCTTTCTTCCCAAAAAACATGGGAGGCGGAGGCGCCGCTGGCTGTGTCCATTTCTTGTTCGGATCGCTCATCTACTTACCCCACATAAATGCCAGTTGGGATATCGCCCAAAACTTTTTCTGTACTATCAGAAATTACTGTATCCTGTTCTGCCAACTTAGAATATGTAAGCTCGTCTAGAGTGGTTTTAAGCTCCTCTCTTAGGGCATCTTGCTCCGCTTTTGCTTGCGATAGCAAGTCGGCAGAGTTCAAAGTCACAGCCTCGCCGGGAATAGGAATAGAAGAGAATTTTCCACGAATTTGCCCCAGCATTTCTTTTGTAAGCGCCAAAGCAAACCGACGAATCCACTGTTTTCCAATAGAGTTTATACTACCATACGCAATATTCTGAAACGGAAGCGTATTCATATTATTAATACCCTGGACAGATGTGCCAGCTGATCCTGAAGCCTCCCACGGATCGCTTTCAACAGTAAATTGAAACCAAAACTTATTGGGGCTATTGCCGAGACTAGGCGTGGGGTGTATCCGCACTTTATTATCTTTGATCTCGTACGACCAGTGAGAAACTCTAGTATTTAGAGCGTCCTCGTAAGCCATTGACTGCAGCTTGTTTTGCCAAACCGGAACTATATCAAAGGTAGAGTCGTCGGCATATTGACCGTATGTTCTCAAGTTTCCAACCGCGCTAAACCCGCCATAATATCCATAAAATCTCCACATTGCATTTGGAGTCTTATAATACATTCTTCGAATTATAATTCTTTTATTGCCCACTTTTCCATAATATTCAGTTGCGGACTCAGTGGCCGCAGAAGAGGAAATAATACTTTGTAAATCATAATCAGATTTGTTGTTAGCCGTGTTAAAAGAGCCTGAATAAATAGGCTCAGTGCCGCCAAGACCTATCTCGCTAATCGCCTTATCGCTGCTGCGACGGATGTAACCATAATCATACTTTGGATACCTTAATTCTATCTGAGATCCTGAAAGAGATTCTCCGCTTTTAATTTGACCATCTTGATCAAACGAGGCTGTCGTGTGTCCCAAAAAGCTAGAAAGAGAATTCTTCGATTGATGAATGTTTACTATATAAGAATATTCTAAAACCGCTTCTTCGTAAGCTGAATAGACATTCCCCTCAGCCAACTCAATATCTAAAACATCACCGCCCAGTTTTTTGTAGGTGTAGGCTACCTGATCTGAAGCACCGGATAAAAAGTCAGTTGAGCCGGCATAAATACCAAAAGGAAGTGCGGCGGCTACGCTAGAAACGGTACCCGCAGACGACAAAATATTAGTATTTGTCGTACTTGCCGGATTTAATACTGGTAATGCCATGATCGACCCTCAACTTAAATAGTAGTACTGTCATAAATAGAAAGCCCCGACCCTTTCGGGCCGAGGCTTTCGTATTATTTGTCTAATAAAAGACTAACTGTATTAGCCAATAGTCATATCAGCGATAATAACTAGACCATACATGTCAGGCCGCACCATCTTCTTGGCGTAGCGGGTCATGACACCCTTGCGGGGCACGAAGTCCTCTACTCCAAAGATTGTAGGCGTGGTCTGCAGCGGCACATAGGGAGCGTAAACATATCCGCTCTCTAGGAAGCTGCCTCCCTTTCGGCCGACTAGTACAACACTTCGCAAGAAGTAGGGATCAACATAAATGTCCCACTTCTTAGAAAGACTACCAGTCTTCACAGCACCGACTGTGCCCTTGTCGCTATCAACAGTGACATTAGCTCGGAAACCAGCCGTAAACTCAAGGATGTTAGCCACTTCAGGTCCGCAGACGATGAAGTTAGCACCACCCCGTAGGGTCTTACGGTGGATCTGAGCAGAAACATCGTTGATTGTCTCAACGAGGGTTTCATACCACTCAGACACGTTACCGGTGAAGTCGGGAGCAACCGTGGAAACACCCACTTCTACGCCGGTGACACGATCAAGGAACCTGCCAGGTGCACGAGACCAGTAACGCTTACCAGCCGTTGCGCCGACAACTAGATCCTCGAGAATCTCACGATCGATTTCTAGAGCAATCTGCTCAGACAAAATCTGAGTAAGCTCAACCTCGGCATCAAGGTTGTGGTAGGCATTGAGATCTTGTCCCAACTCCGGGGTCCACTTGGCCTTGAGCTTCTTGGTTATCGCCGTAACAGCGACGGAATCGATCTTGATGTCGATCTCGGGAATAGACTTATCATTTTCCAATCCCCACAGAGAAGTACCACGAATGGCACCCTGTGCTGAACTGTTTGGACTGTTGATGAAGTCATCAGACTGCTGCCAACTAAGAACGGGCACATCGGTGACCGCGGTACCGCCAGTGAGCGCACTAAGTGCACACCGGGCGAGACCAGCAACATCCTGGTTTGAACCATTCGAACCGGTACCAACAAACACTAGGTTAATGTTGGTCTTGGTTGAACCGCTATAATGCGAATGTCGTCTCATTAGACGGCACGACTGAGCATTAGAGCTGCCCTGGGAGTCCGCTTCCTTTCCTAGGCCTGCGCCGCCGACTCCGGCGAGCGAGCTAGAAATCTGAATCGTATTAAGACTATCCAGGTTAAGCTGATCAAGCGCGGCTGTCGCTACTCTGACGACAGCCACCATGGAACTACCAGACGTAAGATCTGGATCCTAATTAACTGACTTCATATAAGCCGGATCAGACGTATCACCAAAAGTGAAACTGACCACGGCCGCGGCAGCAAGGGCGGTTGTTTG